CCATTATTTGTTACTTCTTTAGGACGATACTTTACATTAGAGGTATCTGGTGCTGGTCTTTCTTCTCGTACTGGTTTAGGGTAAATTGGTATATTAGATGCTAACATGAACATTCTAGTTTGAATATCAGTTGACCATTTATTATCTTTTGATATTTTTTGTTCAATTTGAGCAACTATAAAACCTACTTTACCGTCATAACGTTCAGGCAATACCCCTTTGCTAACTTGAAAGGCTTCACCACATCTTAAATTAGTAATCCCGTCCATAGTTAAAGAAAGCCCTATCGGGATAATACCGGGGAATCCAACTTCTCTAAACTGTCTTCTTTCTTTATCTTGCTCTGTTGCAAGTCTCATTTTAGAATATCTTCTGTATATTGAAGCATTGTCAGAAAACTTACTTCTATCATAATGACCTTGAGCGTAAGTTGCAAATGTACCGCCTATTTTTCCAATAATCTCTTCTAACGATTTTCCTTCATTTAAAGTTGATTCACTAACTTCTTCTGGATTTTCTACATTATACCTATTATAAAGGTTTTTATTAAACTGTAGTAGACTTGATGAACTATTTGAGGTTTTAGAAACAGATGCATTTATTGATAACGTACTTGCAATTGCACTAGAAATAGTAGAGCTGATTGATAAATTCGTTATGAAAGAGCTTGTTCCTGTTAATTTTAATTTAGGAGCTGATTTTTTTGTTTCTTTGATCGGTAAACCTCTATCTATCACACTCCATTCACTATCATCTTTGTCGTAAAATAAACTAAAACTATTAATACCTCCCATTACTGTCTCACAGTCATCAAGTACTTGCTCTAGTAAAGTAAAAACTGAAGTTGTAGCTTTACTATTCTTTTTGCTTTCTTCTAGAAAAGTATTCTGTATTTCAAGTAAATGATTTATATTTAAACAAATTGCTTGAGGACTTCTAGGATTATACGCATTGCCGAATCTTTCTTTTTGTTTTTTATGTGCTTCCTTAAACACTTTAGGAGGTAAGCCTCCTGCGTTTGAAAAGTTATCAAAAAAACTATTTCGCCAATACCAAGTATCCGAATCAAAATACCAAGCTTTTCCTGTACCGGTATAAGGAAGGAAACATATACCAGGATCTATTGACATATGTTCATGAAATGTATTAAACTCCTTTTTAGAATACTCTGTTGAAAGACTAAAAGGCTTACCGTCCTTTTTGCTCCGTGTAGGAATAAAATAGTTATCTAAAAGATGTAAAAAGTCTCTTAAAGTAATGTACCAATGGTAATTTTTAGATTTATCAGAATTATCTTCTGCGGTTTCTTCTCCTTGTACTTTGTCTGATTTTAATTCTATTGATCTAAATATATCTACTTTATACTTCTTCTTAATTCGGTTTCTTTCTGATGTAGAGTCCCACATTAAAGAGGCAAGCATAGCAGAAATGAAATCATCTACATCTACTGCTCCTTTTGTAGTAGCGCCTGATTTAGTATTTGTTTTTGCTGTTTTCTTAAAGTCCGAGCCATCAGGTGTATATAGATGAGCCTCTAAAGATTCCATTAATTCCCCTTTAGATATTAAATTAACTTTACAGTCATAGCTTCCTCTATATTGTAGTTCCAAGAAAAATTAGTAACAGATGCAAATAATGCTTCGTAATTACCTCCTGTTTTTTCTTTATATTCTCGAGTTTTTTCCTGTATCGTTGATAAATCTTCTCCTTTGAGGAATTTTTTTGAAACAGAGAAAACTTGACCTTGTACTTCTCCTTCTTGGTCTAAATAAACATTTGCTCCATATTCAATAAGTATATCAAACCCCGGTTTAAAGTATAGTTTGTCGATTATATTTAAATCCTCTAATGTATTAACTTTGATATCAATTTGTATTTGCTTTAGCGCGCCATTGTTCATACTGGCTTGCTTTACTACAAAATCTGTAATCCCGGGCATTGCTTTAAATCCTCTTAAAGAATTTGAATAACTACTAGCTTTATCGTTTACTAAATCTAATCCCTGTCTGTATGTACTATTAGCTTCTTCATCTTTTATATTCTCACTCAATATACCACCAGCCAATACAGTAGCACTGGCTTCTTTAGAACCCTTAGATCTATACTCTTCTAAAGCTTTTTTAGAATCCTCTACATCTTCACCGTAGACTCTTTTTGCTAAATCTTTGTTGTCTTCTCCTACTATTTCATTTACTCCTGAGGTAATCTTAACCCATCCTCCTCGAGTATTTAATAGAGAAATTTCTTCTACAGATTTTGATGGATTAGAGTTTAATTTTTGTCTAAATTCTATCTGTTTAGCAGCTCCTGAGTTTAGAGGTCCTCCGTATATTAACTTTTCACCAGCCATTTACCTATCATTATTTAGATCGTTAAATTCTTCTAAAATGTTATCGACATCCATAGGTATTCTGATTTGTAAACCTGGTGTTACAACTAATGAATCTTTTTTACTTTTATTAACCCCTGCTATAACCCACCATAAAGAGGAGTCTTTATAGTACTGCAAAGCTAGAGTATCAAACCTATCTCCTGCAGTAGTTATAACGTAGATATCAGATAAAGATTCTTTTATTTCAGGAAATATAATATTTCTCCTGTAACTAAAACCTTCAGAATTCTTTAACGTATTTATTTCTTTGTACCTATTCATGGTTCTAAGATTCTGATTTAAATAATATGTTTTCTCTCCCTATAAATTCACTTCCATACTTCGGTATGTGTTGGTGAATCGGAGTAAAGCTAACAGTTACATCTAAAACCGAAGGTAGTTTTTTAGTAGCATCAGCTCTTTGTTCAGATGGATTTTGTTCAGATGCATTTTTTTGATCCATTCCATTGGTATGCCATATGTAATCTGTGCTCCAGCTAAAATCCACGCTAGTAATAATACCTGTGGTATCAGATAGGTAATCTCCTACAGTCAAAGATACAATTTGTCCTCTCATAAAACCTCCATCTACATACGTTGGAGCTGTAGCACCTGCTAGGAGGTTAAGTTTTTGGTATAGAGGGAGTATTTCTTCTTTGCTGTTAGCTGCAACTTTAAAAGCTACACTAATAGTTCTTTCAAATCCTGAGTAGGAGTGGAAAGACTCTGCTCTTCCTATATAGTTATGACTATTCCAATTACCTACAAAGTTATCTCCAAAAGAAGTTAAATAGGCTCTGAAGGGTAAGTATGTTACCTCTGAATCGTCTTCCTGACCTTTTCTAGGGGTTATTACTTTGAAATTAAAATCTATTAAGTCTTTATACTCTTTTCCGGTTTCATCGAGTATTGTTTTACTGTCTGATAAGTTGCCAATAATAGGACCTTGTCCGCTTATGGCATCAACTACTTTAATGTTAAGATCTTTGCTATCTTTGTCTCTTAATAGTTTGCTTGTAATATTTACTTTGTACTTACTTGACTGACCTTTCTTATTACCATCGTCATTGAACCTGTTAAAACCTAAACCACTTTGTTCTAAATCTTTAGGATTTGCTCTTGCAGGATCTAGATAAAGTAGTTTATAAGCAGGTCCTTTTTTATTTTTATTAAGTTGATCTTGATCATATCTACCTACTGGGTTTTGAGTAGATAATGCGAATAATTCTCTCTCTTTAGAACCTCCTGGGCCGTGATCTACAAATTTATCTACATACGTAGTAAGTATTTTGCCTCTTTTAGTATTATCCTCAGAGTCTTCTAATTTGTTTTTTAAAGAAATTTGGTTTTTTCCGTCATCGTATAATGAATTCTGGACCTTATTCTTATACTCTACATGACCTCTAACACCCGGGATATACCCTCTTTTACCTGCAAAACCCTCTACAAAATGTAGACCAGTTCCAGATACGGGTACTTGTGCTAGAGTAGAAGCTAACTTAGTAGCTGTACCTACGACTCCTCCTAAGAGTTTTTTTCCAAAGCTAGCGTCAGGGTTTTGAATACCTTTTTCTATTACACCTAAAGCTGCTTGGTTTGAAGCAAATTTTAATGCTGCTGGTGTCTGTGTAAGGAGTTTACTAATTCTTTTTAAGTCATCTACCCTTTTAGATCCTTCTAATTCTATTCCGGATATGCTTGGATTAGTATTTATATCCTTTATTACTAAAGGTTCAGTACTTCCAAACTCACCATAAGTCAAGGACTTAAGATTAGTATTTAAATCTATTAAAGGCATGCTTTAAAATTTAAGTATTAATTTCTAATTGTTACCAGTTCCGTCTACAGCTCTAGTACGTATACCTTTTTCAGGTAAATTGTCTAAGTAGTTATTGCTTGGTTTAAGACCTTTTAAACTCAATTTAGATTGTTGAGCCAGAATGTCTGGGTTATCTGTAATTGATGAATTAGCATGTAGAGTAGATGTAATTTTAGCACCCTCTGTTTTACTAGGTGTTTGACCTTTCAAGCTTAATACTGATTCTTTTACTTTGTTTAATAATGACATGTTTATAATTTATTAAAGTTCGTTATATAATATAAATAGGACTAATTACTAAGTTTAGCCCCTAATGCTAGTGCTGATCCTACTTTAGATCCGTCTAAGTATACATCTCCTCCTTTTTTAACAACACTTATCAATTCATTTAATAGGCTTACTACCTGAGTGTTCTCTTTATTACCTGTAAGTTTAGTGCCTCCCATTATAATATCATCAGCTCTAAACTTCTGAATAGGTTGACCAGGTCTGGATATAAAATCTGCAGCAGTATCTCCTTTCTCTTTTGCGGCATCTAATGTGCCTTGTCTATCTCCAATATACCCCATATCTCTTGCTGCTAAACCAGCATCGATTGCTACTGATGCTGCTGTACCAATACCTGGGAATATAGAAACTATACCTGAAAGTAATTCAGCTCCAGCTCCAATATAATCTCCATCTTTAAATCTTTTATATGCTAGACCCATTCCTATTAGAGCTCCTAAAATAGGTATCTTTTTAAGTAGGGACTTGATACCCATTTTACCTGCAGATTTAAATATTCCTCCTCCTAAAAATTTACCGAATCCTTTAAGTCCTTTAAATGCTTTCCCCATTGGTTTAACTAAAAATTCAGAGACAGTTTTACCTATCGCCATAAACTTAGAACCAAACTTTCCTATGAAACCAAATATTTCAGCGGTAGCACCTGATATTTTTTGAAAAAAAGCAGTAATAGGTTCTAATAGTCCAGAAAGTTTCTGTACTGATTCTGCCATTTGTTTCATTGCTTCTGCCTGTGCTTCTGCTGCTGATTGATTCTTTAACTGTCTTAGGGTTTCATCATTACCCCAGTTTTTTTGAAGGTTGGCCATTGCTGTTTGTTTTGCAATTCCTTCTTCCATAGCATCAACGCGTTTAAATTCGGCTCTAGCCTTTTCATCTAATGTTGCACCTTCTACATCTGAGAATGCTGCCATTGCTTTTTGGTTAATGAAGGTTTGAGCGACTTCCTCTCTACTCATACCCATTGCTTTAGCAAGTGCTTCTTGTTGTATTACGTTTAACTTACCGAATTCTTCTGCGCTTCCTAATTCACGTGCTAATTCTGCTGCTAAAGTTGCTTGATCGCCTGCTAATGCTGCTGCTCGTGCTTTGTCTAGATTTAAGTTTCTACCTAAAAGTAATTCGGCTTCCATTTCTGCTGCTATAGAATTTTCAAAATCTAATAATCCACCAGCGGAATTATTAAGAGTATCAAAATTTAATCCTAATTTTCTTGCTTCGTATGCTGCTTTTGCTAAACCACCTGGCATGTTTGCGGTTGTAAGCTGTGTAGCGGCAGAAGCGCTAGCAATATCCTTCATTACATCTTGATATCTTATTGCTTGCCCTTGAGCGTCGTTTTGAAGTTTAACTCGTCCTATTAAACTGTTATTAAAGTCTTGTAGATTAGTACCTGTTGCGGCACTTATGTTATTTAAAGCAGTAGCTTCTTGAACTGATAATCCTAATTTTTCAGTAGCAGTAGCGAATCCTATTGCAGTTTCTCTGGATAATTTAGCACTAATACCTAAAGCATCTGCAACGCTGGTAGTGGCTTTCATAATATCTTCACCGACTAACCCTGGTGTCGAAGCACCTATAGCATTAAATTCATTGTTAAGTGCTGCTGCTCTTCCTCTAGAAATATTTAGATTTCTGCTTAAATCTGTAACTCTTTGATCTCCTTCAAATAGCCCTTTTATAAAAGTACCAACAAAAAATCCTGTTGCTAATTTACCAAAAGCACCCGTTAGTTGTTTTGCTCCTGCTGCGAAAGAATTTCCTCCTTCTGCTGCTGCTTCTCTTGCTGCTTTAGCTGCATTACCGAATTCACCGAACATTTTACTCATCCCAGGTATTTGGGATGTAAATTCAGACATATTATCAAAAAACTTACTTTCTTTGTTTATTTTGGTGTTAGCTTCTGCGATTTCTTCGAAACTGTCTGCTAATTCTCCTGCTTTGTCTTTAGCTATTGTAAGATCTTTTAAAGTGCTATTAATTGCATCTCTCTCTTCTACAGTTGCATTTACTCTGGCTTCGGTAAGAAACTTGATTTGAGAGTCAAGTTCAACCATTTTATTTTTAAATGTAGCTTTTCGTTTTTCTAATTTAGCGTGATCTTTTTCGGTTTTTAAGTTATCTTTATTAAATCCAGCTAGAAGTTTAGCATCATTTTGCATGCCCTTAACTAAACTTGCAGAATTTTTTATGGAATTAGTAAAATCACCTCCACTTCTTGCAGAGTCAGAAATCTTCTCAACCATACTAGAGAAAGAATCTTTAGCTTCTGTAGCGATAGCGTTGATCTGCTTTAATCTTTCTTCTGATTGCCCTAAAGCATCAGCTAATCGTAGCGCTTCTGCTTCTGAGTCTCCTAATCCTGTTATTTTTTTATTTTCGTCTGCCATGGGTATCCTATATAATATATTATAAATAGCAAAGGCTCGCTTTATTTTGGAGCCTTTGTTCTATAATTAGGAGTTCTTACTTTAGATTTTCTCTTAGCATCTAAATATGCTTTTTCTTCATTGTCTTTTTCCTCGCTGTAGTGCGCTTTCAATTTTTCAAAAGTAAATTTTCTGAGCCATATAGGCATATTATATACTTCTGTCCAACTGTAACCACCTTTACCGTGGAAGACTATTTCATGTATTTGTGTATAAAAGTGTAATTTATACTCAGGCGTCAGGCCAAAAAAAGTCTAGGCCTATGGCCAGGGGAACTTCCTCCTCTCTACCAATCTCATCTGTATGAGTAAATTTAAACTCTACATCTGGTTGGACAGCTATATATCTTCTTCTAAGTTCTCTTGCATCCTTAGCTAGAAGAAAGTTATCTACAAATTCTCTAATATCCTTTTTCTCAGTTAGTCCATTGACTGAAGTAATCATATACTTTAATCTGGTTGTAACATCAAATGAACCTTCTTTATTCAGTTTCTTAAGTCCTTCTATTTCTCTTTCTATCTGTTTTTCATCACCATGTGTTAGAAGTTTAAAAGTTACCGTATTGTCTGTATGTGGAAGAGTAAAACTGAAGTTGTTTTCTCCTTTTTCGTACAGGTCGTCATCTCCTACTATTGTATTCAATTTAGAAAGATCTACTGTGTACTTCTTATCTTGGTAAGTTATCTCATAATCTTTACCGTAAGCTAAAATTCTAGCTGCTAACATAACTGCGTTTTTATCTCCTATTAGCAGTTCGTTGTAATTAAATCCCTCTGTTACTACGAGTGATTTTAAAAGTCTATCTATTACTGTACCGTTTCTAATATAGTTCTGGTTAGTAAGGATATCTTCTTCCCTGGCGGTCATATACTTCATCTCAATCGTACCATCTGATAGTGGAGAATCTTTTGAGTAAAGTAAGCCTTTAGAGGGAAGTTCTACTGATTCAGTAGGTAGTTTAAATTTTGATTCCATAAATTTTATTTGTTTATAACTTATTCTATATATAAATATAAGAAAAAAAACTTTTAGAAGCAACTAAAAAACCCGGAAAGAATCCGGGTTAATTATCTTGATAAGAGGTAGGTGTGTATTAGTAGTTTAATACGCAGTAGTCCATTGCTACTGTAATGCTGATTTCAACAGCTTCATCAGATGTCCAGTCATATTGACCAAAGTCTCCGTTTGATAGTATAGCACCTTTGATGATCCATTCTCCTACGATGTCTCCTACAGGTCCTAAAATATTTAAAGTTAAATCCTTTTTATAGAAATCAGAGTATCCTGCTCTACCAGTTACTGATTCGTAACCTTGTCTTGCCCATTCCATTACTGCTTGAGCTCCACTTGGTGTTACTGGATCGTAAAGTGTCATGGTCATATCGTCCCATTCTCTTTTTCCTCTAATTTTTCTATATGAATTGATGTGATCTAATTTGATAACGTTATCGGTAAAGGTAGGAGCTTTTACATTCTTTACCATAAAGGAAGGAATTCCGTCGATAAGCATTACAAATCTGTTCTGTACTTTCGGTTCGAAAGCTTTAAACATTATTTCGTTTGGATCTAATATTGCCATGTTCTATTTACTTTATTATAAATACAGTTAATTAATAATTTATCCGTTAAAAGTTGCTCCAGTAGGTTCAACTGTGAAGTCTAGTACTATAAATTCTGCTGTTTTAGCTGGCTGAATAAATATTTGACCTACCAATTGGTTTCTGTCTACAACATCTGCGGTGTTGTTTGTGTCATCCATTACGACTCTAAACGTGTAAAGACCTTGTCTTTGTACTACTGATTCTAAATATGGATTAACTATTGATAAAAATCTATTTCTAGTTGCTACTGTATTTTGTTCAAATACTAAGTTTCTAGCTTGATCTCCTAAGAACTTCTTAAGCTCGATTAATAATCTTCTTACGTTTACTCTATCTAAAGCTGATGCTTTAGTCTGTAAAGTCTTTTGACCAAATACTGCAATACCTTGTCCAGGGAAAGTAGCGATTGGATTAACTTTACCGTCATACAATAAGTCTCTTTGACCTCTTGTTAATTTTTGTTCTGCTTGTATTACTCCTACAATTCCACCTCTAACTAATCCAGCTGGAGCGAACCATGGTGCTGAACTATTATCTGTGAATGCATATACTCCTGGTATTACACAAGAAGCTGGGACATATACGTTTCTTCCCGTAGCTGATACAACTTGTACCCATGGCCAATAAGATGAAGCATATGAACTATTTAATCCTGTAGCAGTTGATGTAATATTACTTACAGTAGAACCATAAGTTTCTAAATCTATTACTGCGATACAATCTCCTCTAGATTCTGCTAAAGTTACTACACTATTTAAGACTCCTGCTTGATCAGCATTCTTATATACCATTCCTGGTGCTGATAAGATGTTAAATATGAATTCGTCTTTATTATCTAAGATTGATATAGCATCTGTATAATTACCAGATGTTAAACCTTGAGAGTTTGTATTTGATATTGAACTAAAGTAATTTGCTCCTGCTACAGCGTTAACTCCGGTAGCGTTATAGAATGATCCAGATTCAGCGATCGGTAAAGATCCTGAGTAAGAATTTCCATCTACGTCTACTCCTACAGATGTACCATCGTTTTGAAGGTAGTTAACTGTTGCTGAATTTACTGCAGAAACATAAATGAAGTTAGACTTATTTACGTAATCTCCTTGAGTCTTAACGTATGTCTTAGTTCCGTCTGTTGCTTTAGTTTTATATTGAGTACCAATTACACTTTCAATGTAGTTAGAAGAATTAGGATCTAAACTAATATTGTTAAATGTCTCTAATACTACTTTATTACTGTGGCTATCGTCTCCTCTTCTTACTGTCAAAGAGAAAGTTCCTTTTTTAGCGTCAACGTTTTGTATTTGCCATCTAATATTATCAACACTTCCAGAAACTAATGATCCTCCAGAACCTGCAATTTCTGCTCCTGGGTTAGTAATTGAGACTGAGTTATTAAAGATAGCTCCTTTTCCTAATGTTTTAATTTCAAAAGGTTGAACACTATCGTTAAGTGATGATGAAATGTGAGTAGATGATGCTGGAGTAAATGATCCAGTAACTACTCTTGTCATCAATACAGAATTACCTCCTTGTTGGAAGTAGTTTTTAACCGATATTGAGGTTAAGTATTCTTGTTTTGTTGATGCTGATACAAAAGTTTCTCCAAACTGTCTAACATACTGATTATAGGATGTTACAATAGTTGGTTCTTCTACTGGTCCTTTAACTGAAGGTCCGATGATTGCAGCGCCAGCTTCTACTGGAGCAGGCTGGATAAAAGAAATATCGTTTTCTCTTGCAAATACACCCGGTGAGATGATTGATTCTGCCATGTTTGGTCTATTTTATTTTAATTTATTATAAATATCATTCAGGAATGTAAAACAGAACTAATGTTTTAACTATCTCTGTCTATAATAAATAGGAAAGGAGGATGTAAAACCCTCCTTAACTATAAGTATGTAAAAGATTCTTTATTTTTCTTCTACAAGCTCTGGTTCTTCAACACCTTTTTCTTCTTTAGGTGCAGGAATAAACTCGCCGTTCTTCAAGTCAATTGAACCAGCGCCGTATGATGCTTCTAAAGCGTCTACTAGCTCTTTTTCTGATTCTCTTAATTCAGCTAAAAATGATTTTGCTCCTTCTTTTCTCTCTGAGATATTAATTTCTGCTAGAGAAATACCTCCTAGTTCATTTACCAAAGCAGCATTCTTTTGCTGTAGTTCTTGTAACTTGTCAAGCTCTTCTTGAGTTAACTTTTGATTTGCCATAATTTAATTTTTAATTAATCGATTTATTATAATAAGTAATATAAGAATAAATATCTTACAAAACAACTTTTATTTTAATTTATTCTCCTACCTGTAAATATTTAACAACTGTTTTTGGATTCATTTTTTCTGCTAGTGAAGAGGATACTGCTCCTTTTCGTTGAGCTACTGATCCTGAAGTTTCTGCTTCCATAGCTGACTCTACCCATCCTGCTACTGTACTATTATCTAGTCCACTAAAAGCACTGAATGAGCTTAAGTCTTCTGTTCCGACTGTTTGAGTACCAATAATAGAAGCTGAGTGACTTCCTGTTGTTGCTGTTAAAGTGTAATGTACGTTGTACACTACATCGTTTTCGGTATTTACCGGGTCTTGAGAATCTGAAGCTGTTGGGTATGTGTCTAATGCTCCAACATGCCAAGAATAAGATAATGCCATAATTTTAATTTTTTTTTTAC